CGGAGGTCGACGTACTCGATGATGCCGTGCCCGATGGAATCGATCCAGGCCAACGAGTGACCATCGGGGTGATTCAACTCCGAGAGCGTCACCTTGAGCGCCACCGTCTTCAAAAGATCCCCGTAATTCGCTGGAATTCGAAAATGCGCCGTCTCCCCAAACCGGGTGCTCGTCTGTGGCTCGAAGTCTCGCGACTGCACGGCGTAATTGGTCGTTTTCTTGAAAATCGACCGAAAGTGTGTGTACTCTGGGTCGACCGTGAAGAACCGCTCCTGTGGGCCTCGCGCGAGCTCGAGCTGCACGCGTCCGGCCATCTACTATACATATCTAAAATTTTACACCCGCCAAGCCCGCGGCTATGGTCAAAATGTTATACGAAACGGCGTAGACCCGAACCGTCGACGGGTGGCCGGCATACAGATGGTCGATGTTCACAGTCAATAGCTTGTGTGTGATCCGCGAAAAGTTCACCTGACCGGACGGCGCGGCGCGATCGGGGTACTCGGCGAACGAGAACATGCCGAAATCACTCTTTAACGAGTACGCGGCACCGCCCGCGCCGATCGTCGTACTCCGCGTGTCCGCCATGGTCGTCGTTCTGACCAATGGTGAGTTCACGTGGTTTCTCAGCGACTGTTCGTATACCAACTGTTTGTGCGTCTTGTCGAACACAACCTCGTCGTTGAAGCGGAGACGGACGCGCTGAATCGTGTTGAAATCATACGGCGTGTTTAGCTCCACCGCGCGATCCGACGTCGACGTGAAAAACATCTCTTTAACTGGGCCGGCAAATTTGAGCATCACCGACCGCTCCGTTTCACCGGCGGGTATCTTAAATTGCGACATCTGGAGCTGTGTGATGGCATAACTGATCGGTTTATGCATGAAATACGCGCGCTCTTCGGGCGTCACGTAGACAAACTCCGAATCGAGCGACATGTTCGCGATCTTCGCCGTCAGACCCGACGGGATGTCTGCCGGTGTGGTGTACCAGATGAGCTCGTTCAGAGGGCGAAGCTTGATTCGTACTTCGACCAATTGTTTCGTGAGCGCACACACGGGAATCGCGAGCGACGACTCGCGATAAAAGTAAAACGGGAGGTCCATGTAGTAGGTGTATGTGCCGTTCGAGTACCGCAAAAAGTTCCCGTGACCATTCAGAAAGTACACGCTCTGATCGACATCATCGAACGAGTTGTTGAGCTGTTGATGCATGTAGATGTACTCACCCGTGAGTCGTTGAACCGTTTGACCGCCGATCAACAGGTCTGCGTGCTCGATCAGGTGGGAAATGACGCTCGGCGTCCAGTACACATCGTTTTTTCCAGGTGAATCTGGTGTTGGATCGCTCAGGACGATCTTCAGAGCGACGTTTCGTATCAAGTCACCCTTGGTCACCGGCACTCGGCAAGACACTTCACCACCGAAATCGACTCGACCGTCGACAGGCGTCTCGACGGTCTCTATCGCGAACTTCGTGTGGCGCTTGAACCTTTGTAGGAAGTGACTGTGTGTGGCGTCGCCTGTGATCCACGCGTCGACGCCCGCGGTGGCCGCAAGTCGTAACCTGCCGGCAGGCATCGTGAGTCTACTTTGAGCGGGGAAAATATCTGAAATAAAAAAGCACACTGATCGCAGGAAGCATGAGCACAGCGGACGGAGTGAACCTCCAACTCAAGAAATTCCAACCGCAGAACATGCAAGACGATGCGACCGCCGTATTCGTCGCTCGCAGGCGATCTGGAAAATCAGTGGCCGTTCGTGACATCATGTATTACAAGAGACACATCCCGTGTGGCATCGTGTGTAACGGGACGGAGGAAGGAAACTCGTTCTACGGAGGCTTCGTACCCGACTTATTCGTCTATGGAGATTACGACAAAGAAGCAGTCGATCGCGTGATCCAGCGCCAGCGGAAGATCGTCAACGGGTCTAACAAACACAAGCCCGGCAACAACGCCTTCATCATCCTGGATGACTGCATGTACGACACGAAATTCGTCCGAGACACGCAACTACGAACGATCTTTCTCAACGGTAGGCACTATAAACTGTTCTTTTTGATGACCCTACAGTACGCGATCGATCTTCCGCCCGCGCTACGGGCTAACTCGGATTACATTTTTGTTTTCAAGGAGCCGGTGCTCGCGAACAGGGAAAAGTTATACAAGAACTTCTTCGGCATCTTTCCCACGTTCGATATGTTTAACAAGGTCTTGGAGGCGTGCACGGAGGATTACGGCTGTTTAGTCTTAGATAACACCGTCCGATCCAACAAGATCAGCGATTGTGTGTTCTGGTGGAAAGCATCTCTGCGGAAGAATTTCAGAGTGGGCTCACCGGCGCTTTGGCAGATGCACAAAAAGATGTATAATCCGAGACATTTTGAGACGGACAATAACAAGTTGAAGGACGCGAAGAAGGGCACGAGCCTCAAGATCACCAAGCGCAGGTAGAGTGCGCGTCGAAACCGATTTTAGAAAACATGGACCCTTAGGTAGAGAAGATGTCCCAGCAGATCCAGACCATGAACCTCGTCGACGGTGGTGAGGGCTACGTCCCATTGGCGCCGAGCGCACCGCCCGACGTTCAACCACCGCCCATGGCCGTCGCGTCGTCTTCCCTTCCCCAGAGCCAGGGGGCGGAGGCGCCGACAACAGCGTTTCATTCGTCTGAAAAAAATGTCGCACAACAACAGCAACAACAGCCCATGGACTCGACGCCGCTCGACGCCGTCATGATGGAACACGGTCCGCCCGCGGGAGGTGCCGTTATGTTGGATCCGCCCGTGATCCAAAACCAGTCGCCGATGCAATCGCTTCAAATGCAGGCACCGGCACAAAACCCCACCGGCCCAGTGCCTCAAGACATGCAAACGCACGTCCAGTCCAAGAACCCAGGTGGACTGACCGACGACCAGATGACGGCGCTCTTCGTCGCCGCGTGTACCGCCGCCGCGATCTCCACTCCCGTGCAGCAAAAGCTTTCAACGTCCGTTCCCAAATTCCTAAACGAGATGGGTCAACGGTCAGGAGTTGGACTCGCCACCACCGGTGCCGTCGCCGCCGCCCTTTTCTATTTCGGCAGGTCCTACGTTATCAAGCAATGAGCACCGTAACCTCTTCAGGAATCCGAGCAGACCGTCGGACACGAGTGAGAACGTCACGTGCTTTCTGACTTCATAAAACACCTTACCGGCGCGAAGCACGAGTTTGATAGGTGCGTTCATCTACAGTAAAACTACAATTTTATTATTATTCAACAACGCTTTGACTACTCCTCACAGCCTTGTTGTATAGGGCAAGAAGCCTATCCTTCTCGTACACGTACGCCGTGTGCTTTTCTCTACACCCTTGGACACTCAACACAGGCGTAGATACCAGTCGAGCGCCCTCCACCTCTTCTCTCAGTTTACGGAACGTGACGAAAACCTTCCATTGCGGTGACGCATTCAAGCGCCGGTATATCGCTTCTCGATCGTGGTCCGTGAAAACCTTGTCGAAGGAATACACGACATCGTACTCAATCGCCCCTTCCTCGTCCGCTGCGTCCTCTTCCGAGAAACTCACGTCCTGGCCTATTTTGCCGGCGACCTCTTTTGCGATTTGTATCCGGTGATTCGCTCTGTCCACGCCCGCGACTTTGCTCTTTGGATCAAATATCTTCCAGTGCAGACAACAATTTCCTCGACCGCAGCCTATGTCGATGAAGCTCGCCCCTTCTTTAATCAGGGGTGCCACCTCATTGATGACTTTTTCAAACGAGCCCTTGGTCAGTTCTTGAAGAGTTTCACTCGACGGTGGCCGTGACCCGGGTACACGTTGTGTCGGTGAAGTCGACGTAGACGACCGCTTTTCATCGCTCGGTATGTCACCGCTCGTCAAATAGCCCGTCAGACCGCCTGGGTCGATTTCGTCTATTGCATTATACATCTGATTCACAGTCTCTTTTACTTTATCGATGCTGTCAGCCACCGACACAGCCACCGAAAATGCCGCGTTGTATAAGCCAGTGGCTTGAAAATGGTCATTTATCTCACGGAAAAACCTTACTATTTCTTTTGGTTGTGGGTTTCGTTCGGCCCATGGTAACCACCGTTCCAGGATACAGTGGAATGGGTGTTCACACTCGGCTGTCATACCGAACGGTGCAACCTGTGTGTCTCCCTCTTCTTCCTCAGACGACTCCGAGTCGTCGGTGGCGTCTTCCTCAGACGTCTGTGAGTCGTCTTCCGTCCCACCAAAATCTCCCTCGGCCATGTATTCGTCACTCGGCTCGTTCTCTTCATCATCGACCGTGTTGGGCCTCTTCCCTCTACTCTTTTGTAGCAGGTTCTCGTAGTTTCCCACCATGTACCAGCTGTCTTTGTCGGTGATGAGCCTACTCTTTATGTTATAGCTCCATTCGTCTTCACATTGATTGCACCCACACCCATATGACGCCGTTTTTTTCCCGTGTACCATGACACCCAGTCTCGAGTGAAGAGCACACCCTTTCGCGTATGGCCCCTCTTCTGATTTCAGGGTAACGCCGGTGTCCAGACTCTGTTGAACCCATTTCTCGAGTTGTCTACTCGCCTCCTCTGCCGTGACCGTGAGTTTGGTATCTGTCTCGCGCACATCTTTTCCCTCGTCGATGAACCCCCGTCTGATGTCGTCAAACACGGCGTCGTCCCCTTTGAGTCGCGTGAGTGTGTGGTCGCCTTTAAAATCCGACCTCTCACTCCAAGGCGTCTTTTTCTTTTTCGTTCGTGGGGTAGTCGTCGTCTGTGGGGTAGTCGTCGGCGTCTTCTTCGCCCGTTTCTTCGGTGCCGGTGCTTCACCGCGTGGTTGAGGTGACCTCTTCGATCTGACCTCGCGCATCTCGTACCAGCCTTCGCGCTTTGGGTGCTTTTGCACACGATCTTTGTCTTTACTATATTTATCACCACACGCGTTGCACAACTGCGACGAACCGTCTGGACCTGGTCTCCATGTCGGAGTCTTGTTTCGATTCTCCGTTGTACAATTCCAGACCGCACACACCACCCCGGCCTGTGGCTTGTCAGCACTCGGTAATTCGGAATCTTCACTCTCGTCGTTCTCAATCGTCTGCTGTTGCAGCGTGGGAGGGGGCAGCTTCGTGAGTGGGGACCGACAAAGCGGATGGTGTTGTGGTCCGGTCGTACACGAACCCTGAATTCGACTATCCATCGATGTCATGAAACTCAAACGTCGGGACGACGCCTTAGAAACCATTGGTGTATCCGTATCCATCTCGTTTGCCACCGCACCAGTTTCCACCGCGGCGGGGGGCTCCGCGGCGCCCACAGACACCTTAGACATCGGTGTCGTCATCGCATCGTCGGGTTCACCGGGTTCAACCGTGACGGTTTCGCCAGGAGTTTCTGTCACGGCGATTGATTCATTCTCATTCACTGTATGGCCATCAGAGAAGAAATCATCGCCGTAATCCCAAGTCAATTCCTCACCCGCCTTAATATCTGCCTTTGCAAAAATACCGATGCACTCCTCACCGTCCACGTCCCATAGTTCACCCATGCAATTTGGCGTATCGGAGTGATTCATATACCGCGCGCGATTGCCCTTCTTCGTTGGGTCTATGTACACCCCAGCCCTCAGCTGTTTGAAATAAGAGTGCCCGAGTCCCTCTTTCTTATATTCAGCCTTGCGTTTTTCAAGCTGTTCTTCTGTGAGCTTGATGACCTCCCCGATGTATTCGATGACGAAACTATCCTTCTTGATGACGGCGTCCGCGAAGAGGCCGAGTCCTCTATCGTCTTCACAATCGAGTACCTTCGTCTTCGGGTGTTTGCTCGTGTCTCTGAACACCCTGTTGCCACACATACCATTCTGTGCGTTGGGGCATCTGTCACTGCACTCCCGCCTCTCCGCCCTGAACACACACGGGTCATATGAGTAGCACCCACCCGCGTCAGGGTTGGGTTTGCAACGGCAGACGTCGTCTTCATCCTCTTTTCGCGCGCGGCGTTCGATTTTGATCTCGTTGCGTTCGAGAGGGACGTACTCGCGCGTGGGGTCTCTAGCCGTTGCCTTGGACACTGGGGTGCCCGTGACCGACACCGCGTTCACCTCGACCGTCTTCGAGCTAGGAACCCCCAGCATCCCACCGTCCCCCTTCGAGTGGGGCGACATCATCACGGCCATCGCGCGTCGCGAAATGACGCATCGACGGACCCCGCGGTCGAGGTAGGGTCGTCCGGGGTGGCCCATGAAATTTCACGGCGGATCCTAGGGTTTAGGTTTTAAATCGGGGCACCCACCTCTAGTTTGAATTTCGGGCACCCGGCCTCGAGGGCACCCCGAGGGCACCCTTCATCTCCGCACTGCGCGACGACCGGGTGCGATGCCGTATTGCCTAGAAATTTTGAGATTCATCGAGGACCTCGACGAGAAACGCGCACACGGGGGCGCGTACACGCACGTCGGTTACGAGAACTCGGTCGACGACTCGACCGGGGACCGCAGTGTGATGCTCTTTCGAAGCAAAAAGAATGCTGCCGAATACTACGATCGAACGAAGCGCGTGATGGGCTTCGATTACCCACCCAATTTTAAAATGCGCTGCCTCAACGCACACGGCACGTGGCTCAGTGATTGGCACCCGAAAACGAAGTTTGCGTACCACGTGCGCGAGTACATCGGCGTCGGTGTTCCTTTGCAACCCGATGAGGAAGACAGTGTCAGTGTGATGTCTTCTCAGGTGTCCGATGCGGTTAGCCAGGTGGTCGCGTAAAATGAAATGAAATATTGACACATAACAACAAATGTCACCTTCTAATCGAAGTCGCCGATGCGTAAATTTCTTAGTGGGATGAAGAAGCTCACCCTGGGAGGATAAAAATCTAGGTACTAGTATACGTCGCAATGGTCGAAGTTATTCAGAAAAAAGTTTCCCAATTTGCCGCAAAAGTTTCCAAAAACAACCCACGATGGCTATACACGAGTCGAACGCTCGAGCCATTGATCCAAATTCCCATCGTGTTTGCCTTGCTTGGAATGTACCAGGGTATGTTTTCTGGTAACGCGATCGCCATCCCAGCCAGACTCGAGAGAGCCTTTTCCAGTCCAGCGTTCCGATTTGTATCGCTGTTCCTCATCGCACTGCAAAGCACGGGTGGTGATATGGAAAACGCACTGATCGCGGTGCTCACCTTTTTGGCCGTCGTGTACGCGCTCAAGAACAAGGAAGAGCGCGGGCGAGACGGGTTCATCTAAATTAAAATATGATGCTAATGACACACAACACTCAAAGATGGCTCTCTCGACCACGCCGATCCCAGGCCTTGCCTTAGCCGCCGTCGGTGGCTTTGGTGTCGCCACGCACAAAAACGTCAACTACACGAAGCTCGGACCGAAAATCAGCACGCCGCTGATCATCGGTATCATCAGTCTCCTCTTGACGCGTACCTCCGCGGTCACGACCCCTCCGGCGCGGCTCACGTCGATCATGCAAACGCCCGTCGCTCGTGTCTTTTTCGTGTTGACCCTCACTTTCCTTGCGTCGCCGGACGTCGAGAATGCGGTCTTTTTGGCCATGCTTTTCCTCGGTTTGATTCACCTCATGCGCTCAGAGGAAGAGCGCGCGGAACATCCGTACATTTTGTAATCACCTCACCTATTGTTCAACAGCTTTGGTGTACCACACTTGTACCTTTTGTGAATGCCAATGAACGCGTCGTTCACCACATCGGTCAATAGGTCTAGTCTCACACACACATCGTCCAAGGTCTCTTCGGTTGGATCTAGTACGTATTGTCTCAACTGATCGCCCGTCGTATCCACGAACGTTTGCATGATATCCTGAACCTCTCGACGTTTCTCTTTCCGCCGCTCTCGTTTATACAGTTCCGACTTGAATCCCTCTTCACTCAATCGCCCCAACATGAGCGACACTCGCAGGTACCTGCGGTTGTTCTCCCAGTGATTGTCTGGATTCCAGCGCCAATCGATCTCTCTCTCAAAGTCTGCGCGATTGAAGTAGTGGTCGTAGAGATCCTCGCATTCCGGGACGGCTCGTAATTCGGTGAGCGTCGGCGCCCCACCGCACGGAATGTCTCCGTGTTCCCTCCCCATGAGCACGCCTCCTTTGCGTTTGAATTCCAGATAATGTGGATTGTGCAACCGCCCTTGCACCACCTGTCCGGTCCTCCAGTCGAACGCGGTGTGGCACTGTGGGCACCACATCTGCGAACACCCATCCAACTTTTGAATCATCGTGCCACATTTCACGCACGGTTTCGTGTCCCGCTCCAAGAGTCGCATCGTCTCCACCGCACCCGGATCACACGTGTGCTCCTCACCCTCGACGAGAAGTTCATTACACTCCCGGCAAAATGTTGATTTGCACAGACCGCAGTGGCGCTCTTGGTTTAAAAACCCGGGACACTCCGCGGTGGGACACTTTCGCACGAACGATTTCGACGCATCCACGGCGCGGTGCTGGACACCTTCCCGTCGAAGCTCCTCGTACGCGATCTCCATGTTGACGAGCGCCGTGTACAACTCGAATACGTCCGGGTGGTCCCGTTGCATCTCACCGTGCGTGATGGTGCCGAAGCTGAGTCCACGCGCGTCGAACAGCGTGAAGAACATGTTCCGTTGTCGATTGATCTCGTCGCGTCGTCGTAGTTGTTCCCTCTGAAACTCCGCCTCCGCCTGTGCCTCTGGTAGGAATTCTTGTTCGCGCTCGAACAAGATGTCCTCGCGATGCGCGCGATACTCTCCATCTCTGAATTTTGCGGTGAAGAACCCATCCAACATCTCCCGCGTCCACGGCGCCTTGCATCCCATGCAGTGAGGATCTTGGCGCGTCGATAAAAGATATTTTTGCGTGCACGCGCGACATGACGACAACGCACAGTAAGGGCAACAAACCTCCTTGTGCGTGGTCTTGTTATGTTTTATACAACAGATGTCACAGCTCATCTTCTCTGTTAATTTACATAGCCTATTCTTTAAGTGCATCATACCCAATGTTGTACAGTCGAATCTTGTCCTCATACTTCATGTTAAAATCAAAGATATTCGCTTCGCCGACGTCAATCTCCACTAACTTACATTCTCTCGGCACAGACGAGATGCGATTGGCGAGAGAAGCGCGCACGAGACACTCGAAGTACTGACGGGGGTTGTCGATGGTCTCCGTGTACGTCCGTCGCATCTTAATGCACACGGCCGTGATATCCTCGTCCCGTTTATCGTAGAACGGCGCCATCGGAACCAACTCCACCGTCGCGCCGTCGACGTACGTCCGACCGTTCAAGATCTTTCTTGAAAAAACCACAGGGATCGACATCGACGCTATAACTGCATCTACGACGTGCATGTCTGGATGCGTATCTTTGCTAAAATATTCCGTGCGACCGTCGTTCAGACAAAACGCAGAGACATAGAACCTCTTATCCAGCTCCGCGAACGTCGGATCTCGTCCGCGCAATATCTTGACGAACTGCGCCCGTATCGCATCAGTGTCGACGAACCCATACTTTCGAAAAAACGTCCCGAGCGAAACGTTGACAAAGTTGTGCATATCGAGATCGATGGCGACCTCTGTGATTTCGTCGACGGACATGCCCACCGATAACATCAGACCTATGATTGCACCCGCGGAGCTCCCGCTGATCGCCTCGACATCTTCCAGAGTGGATCCAATTCTTTTCAGCGCGCCCACCTGGGCGAAGATGCCCATGCTCGCCGGGCCTAAGATGAGATACCGCGTCATCAGTAGTACTGCGGGAACGTCTTGCGAAGCTTCGCGAAGATCAGGGCGAACACCACCGCGTGCGTCGCGGCGGCGACCGGTCCACCAGCTTTTGATCCAGGCGGAAGCGTGAGCAGGATGCCCGGGCTCAGGGCGACGAACAGAGACGTCGTCACGATGAGATCGGTCCGCGTCAAAACGAGACCCAGAGCCTTCGCCGCGAGCGCGAAGGCGAGGAAGAAGACGAGGGCGTGGAATGAAACGGCCGCTCGATCGGTGGTGCGCCCGAACACCTCGACGTCCGCGCCCGTTGTGCGGAGCAGAACGCCTGGGCTCAGGAACAAAAAAAGAGTGGCGGGAAGGGATACTTTGGATGTGGTGATGTCGATCATTACAATATATCAATATTTTCTTTTTAGAAACCGTATGAAATCATCGGTCGTCACTTGTTTGACGAGATCCTGTGAATCTAACAGCGCGACTCGACTCAAAATGTACTCCGCGTTTGGCCTGAACTCACAATCTTCGTACGGGTCGGTGGACTCCTCGAATTGATAATAACACAACTCGACGAATTCGTCAAAACGCGGTCGTAAATAGTGCTCGAGAAACGCGTCGTGAATGAGTGTGTTTATGGTGTCAAACAAGTACCATAACTCATCGGAGTACGTGTCCCAGAAATCGTGAATCGTCGGGGGGCTGGCGACTGGCGCGTCCGCGTCGTCGGTGCCTGAGTCGTCTGCGGCAGCATCGAGGCCAACCGTCGCCTCGTAGACGTATTGACTCCACACCATCTTGCTCACTTGTCAGACTTCTCCTTTATCCCAGTGAGTGACAAAGATGCAACTTCTTTTGTCGGAAGATTGGCCTGGATCGTGGCGAACACGGCGTCGACCGTATTCTCGTCGCCCTGGAAGTGTTTGGTCAGACCTTCTCGGACGGTCGCCTTGGTGAATCCAGCCTTGCGCTTGCTTTTCTTCAAGTTAATCTTTCCCTTTTTGAGATTGATTTGGTCGATGCCACTCTTTTCCATCGACCCCTGGACCTGGGCACGCAGAGCTTTCTCGGCCTGAGTGAGGATCTTGACGTCTTTCTTGGCCTCGGCGATTTGTTTGGTCAACTCGACGAGACGGTTCACGGTGACAGAGAGTTCTTCTGCCATCTGCTGGTATCTAACTAAATGAAAGCTTTAAATTGATCTATTCGAGCGCACGCTTTTGGTCCGTCGCGGTGATGGTGGAGTTGTTCCACACGTACGATTGCTTCGGGTTCGGCGGCTCGGATCTAACTTGCTGGTTGGCGTTTCTCAACGCACCACCGACGGTCTCCGGGAAGCCAACTTGGGATCGCGGGTCAAGGAAAGATTGGTCGGCGAGCAAATCGGACGGCGCGAATTCACCGAAATCTTCGCCCTGGGACACTTCACGCGGCAAGAGCGCGGACGCGAGACCACTTCCCGGGCGCATGGCGTTCTTTTCGGACGGGGCCGCCGCTTCCTCCTCGACGATCTCCGCCTCGAAGCCAGACTTCTTGCCCTGCATACTGACGGCGATGAATACGAGGATAGCCACGGCCACGATCATGAGCGCTTTTTTGGTCAGGATGCGATTCAGCATGGTATGTTATATATGTTAATAAAAGAAGATATTTTTATTTATGCGTCGTCGGCGATGGTTTCGGTTTCGGTGACCTCACCTTCGTCTTGGGGTTCGACGGGTTCGTCCTCCTGTATTTCTTCTTCGTCGTCATCATCGCCGAATGCATACTCGCTTGGGTACTCATCGACGATTGGGAGCGCGTGCATCTTAACTTGTACGACGTTCCACACTGGTCCAAAAGTTTTTCGTCCGAACCACAGTCCAGCGAATTCGACGATGGCGTTGACTGTTCGGCCTGCGGTTAGACCATCCAGACCGACCACCTCGAGATCAGCATCGAAAATTTTTGTGGGTGGGATGGCGTCGCAACTGAGCACGCCGTCCTCGTCGACGCTGCCCTGGTACGCCCTGGTGAGTTGAGCTTCGGTCATCGGCTTCCCGAACCAAGCTTCGGCGTGTTCGAACGCCGCGCTGAGACACGCCGCGTCGATGGCCGCGATTTTCTTGGTGGATGCCGGGTTCACTTCGAAATCGGTTTCTTCCGCGACTGCGATGCGGTTCAACTGGACGAAGACCTTCTTTTTGTCGTCGGCGGTGGCGCGCACGTAGTACGTGCCATCTTCGCTCTGGGTCGGGGTGTCCGTGAAGATCATCTTCTTTCTGTGCCTTATGTGTACATCATTTCTTTAACTCAAAAACGCACTGAGATGAAGATGAGATGAAGATCAAGTTAAAAGGAAGCGCAACCATAGAGGCAGAACACCAACAAGCATCATGTCCATCGAACAAATCTCCACCGACGTCAACGGACTCCGATCCGAAATCAAATCTCTCACGAAAATGGTCCGCAAGATCAAGGGTCACATCGAGGACCCGACGGGCGAAAAGAAAGCCGCGCGCAGCGCGAACAGCGGCTTCAACCGAAAGCAAAACGTATCCGAACAACTGAGAGGATTCCTCAACCTCGGTCCGGAGGACAAAATCTCCCGTTCCGAGGTCACCAGGGCCATCAACGTGTACATCAAGGACCGCGGCTTGAAGGACAAGACGAACGGTCGTCAGATCAACCTCGACGACAATCTTCGCGCGCTCCTTCGCCCTGATGAAGGCGTCGAGGTGACGTTCCTGAACCTCCAAAAGTTCGTCTCACCGCACTTCATCAAGGAAGTTGTCGCGTAAGCGCGTCATTTAAACACAAGAATTTTATACTTTTTAATAAGGACTATGCTCCCAATCACACACACCCAAATCGAGTCCCTTCTTGGTACACGCATCAACGACCTGAGCGTGTACCAAAAAGCTTTCCAGCACAAGAGTGCGATGAAAGAGTACGAGTGGATTACCGAGAGCTACGAGACGCTCGAGTTCATCGGCGACAGCGTCCTGGGATTTGTCATCACAAAGTTTCTGTTTGATCGCTACGAATCGCGCGCGGAGGGGTTTCTCACCAAGGCGCGCACGAAGCTCGTGCGCGGTGAAATGCTCGCGGGGATCGCGCGAAAGCTCGGACTCCACGAACACGTCATCATGGATGAGAAGGGCATGCGTAACTCGTGGAACGAGAACCCGAAGATCCTCGAGGACGTCTTCGAAGCGCTCGTGGGTGCACTGTACCTCGACCAGGGCCTGTTACACGCGAAGCAATTCGTCCTCAGCGTGTTCACGAACCCAGAACTGGTGGACATGCGCGTCTTGGAGGTCGATGACAATTTTAAGGACCGTCTGATGCGTCATTGTCAGGCGAGTGGTCTCGACCTACCCGACTACCGCGTCGCCGCGCACGTGGACGGCGTCTTCACGGTCGACGTCTTCGTGCAAAACACATTCATGGGGCGCGGCTCCGCCAAGTCGAAAAAGCAAGCTGAGCAGTTCGCGGCGCGCGCGTTCTTCCACCCACCACCGACGATCAACGTGCCTCCGCCGCCACCCCCGCCGCCCCCTCCTGGCCCCCCGCCACCGCCACCGCTTCCGCCCGGGCCCCCACCACCGACG